GGCCATCGCTGCTGGCGCGAAGGTCTACTGGGACGTCGCCGACGGCGTGGCCAAGGAAGACGCCGAAGCCGGCGCGAACAAGTACCTCGGCAAGACGGTGCTCGCCGCCGGTGACGACGACGCCACCGTCCGCGTCCGCCTGGAGCAGTAGCCGATGAGTGACCTCCTTCGTGAAGGTCTGAGCTGGCTGGAGCAGCAGCGCACGGCCCACATGACCAGCCCGGTGACGTATCGCCGGGCTGGTCAGGCCGACGCGGAAGTCCAAGCCACGTTCGGCAAGACCGACTACGAGGTCGCGGGTGACTATTCCGGGGGCGGGGCCACGATTCGGACGCATGTGATCGACTTCCTGATCCTCGCGGACGAACTCGGGCACGAACCGCAGGCGAGTGACGTGATCGTAGCGGACGGCCGCAAGTACGAGGTGATGGACTTGGCCGGCGAAGGATCGTGGCGCTGGTCCGACCCGTACCGCACAACCTTCCGCATTCACACCAAGGACACGGGAGCAGACACGTGACCGAATGCAACCAGTTTGAGCACTGCAAAGAGCAGTTCGAGTCGCTCCACGAGAAGCTGGACCGACTCGACGAGGCGATTCGCGGCACGCCCGGCAACGGCACCCGGCCCGGCATCCTGGTTCGGCTCGATCGGCTGGAGCAGGACGCCAAGCGTCAGTCAAAGCTCATCTGGCTGATCATCGGTGCAGTCGTCACGGCATCGGCGTCCGGAGCGGTCGCCTTGATCACGGGGTAACGCAATGAGTCTCGTCACCGACATCGCGGATGCCGTCGCAGCGGAGATTAACGCTGCTGATCCCGGCACATTCGACCAGACGTTCGCCGCACAGCGGAAGGTCGTGCCAGCTTACGAACTGGAGGAACTGGCCGACCTGAAGGTGACGGTGGTGCCCAAAGCCCTCGAGGTCAGCGGATCGACCCGCAGCGCCAGTCAGTACGACATCACCGTCGACATCGGCATCCAGAAGAAGCTGCCCCCCGGAAGTGAAGCCAGTGATGAACAGGTCGAGACCTTGGGAACACTCGTGGACCAGATCGCCGAATACCTGCGTCGCCGCCCACTTCCGGGGGCACCGTTCGCCGCGTGGGTGAGCATCGTCAACGACCCGGTCTACGCCCCCGAACACCTGTTGGAGAAGCGCGTGTTTACCAGCGTGCTGACCCTGACCTATCGAGCCATGAAATGAGGCCCAAATGAACAACGTCATCATGCGAAAACTCGTCCTGACCGCCGACTACCAGCCGCTGGCTGCGGAGCGCGTGGTCGGATCGTTCACCATCAGCGCGCCGCCCAGCAACGAGGACGCCGCGATCTTCCAGGGCGATGAGGGCGCGGACGTGCCGTGGGTGCCTGGCGAATGGCACGAGTTCAACCGCGTCAACCTGGCCGAGGTGAAGGTCAAGGGCACGCCCGGCGACATCGTCACCGTGGTTGGAGGGACTTGGTGATGCCGTACATCCACGAACCCATGCCGGTCGTCTCCAAGCCGTCGATGCGGGACTGGACACTGCTCCAGTTGCCCTACGACGGCAGCGTCACGGAGATCACGCACATGAACATGCGGAATCTCCAGGAGATGTACTGCGACTACAACCCGCTGACGACACTGCCGTGGGATGAGTTGGGCAACCTGTACTACCTCGGCATCTACGGGTGTGCGTTCGTGACGCTCGACCTGTGGCAGGCTCCGAATCTGGGATACGTGTACGCGGGCGACAACTACGACCTTGTCACCGTCGACGCCCACGACAACACCACGCTGAACGATCTGGAGACGAGTTACTGCCCCTTGCTCGCCAACGTCGACATCAGCGGCTGCACCAGCCTTCGCTACATCTACGCCTATGGCTGCGCATTCGATGAGGCGATGGTCGATCAGTTGCTCGCCGACCTCGTCGCCAACGGCACAACCAACGGCTATCTCCGCATCAATAGCGGCAGCAGCGCGCCGCCGTCCGACCCCGATGGCCTGGCGCTCAAGGCCATCCTGATCGACCGGGGCTGGAACATCTACCACAACTGAGGATCGTCATGAAGGAAATCCAACCCACCACCGTGCAAGTGAAGCTCTCCGACGGACACGAGGACGAGTACGTCCTGGTCCACGACGGCGAGCAGATCATCGAAATGGTCGAGCCCAACAGCGGCAAGTTCGGCACGCCCCCGGGCCACACGATGCTGGCCGGGACGAAGGATGAACTCGAAGCCGAGATCGCCCGGCTGAACCTGAAACCCAAGCGGCCGCGCCGGCCCATCGAGCGGACGCCGCCGAGCCAGAGGCCACAGGACGAATGATCCGCTTCGAGATCACCAAGCTGTTTTTCGACAAGAAAGCCGTGCGCGACAAGGTTGACGCTGGCACGCGGCGGGTGCTCTCGAAGTTCGGTGCGTTCGTCCGCAGGACCGCTCGCAGCAGCATCCGCAAGCGGAAGAAGACCTCGCAGCCCGGATCGCCTCCGAGCAGTCACACGGGGCTGCTGAAGAAGTTCATCTTCTTCGGCTACGACCCCCGGAAGGATTCGGTGGTCATCGGCCCGGTGAGACTGACTCAGAAAGGACGAGGCGAAGCGCCGAGCCTGCTCGAGTACGGCGGCACGACGAAGGTCGAGTATCGAGGCAAGCGGAAACGCGCGAGGGTGCGCCCCAGACCGTTCATGGGGCCGGCCTTCGAGAAAGAACAACCCAAGCTGCCCGCCATGTGGCGAGACAGCATCAAGTAGCAAGGAGGCTACGCAATGGCCGACGAATTCATCCTTGGCATGAATGCCAAAATCTACCAGGGGCCGACGGGCACCGACCTGGCCAGCCTGACCGAGATGAGCAACGTCAAGGACGTCACGCTCAACCTCGAAGCGGGCGAAGCCGACGTGACCACCCGCGCCAACCAGGGCTGGCGTGCGACCGCGCCCACGCTGCGGGAATGCACCGCCGAGTTCGAGATGCTCTGGAAGCCGGGCGACGCCGGGTTCGACGCGATAAAGACCGCGTTCCTCACCTCGGCAACCGTGCGGCTGGCGGTGTTGACCGGCGACCGGGCCACGTCCGGTGTCGAAGGTCCGCTGGCCGACTTCAGCATCACCAACTTCAGCCGGAACGAACCGCTCGAGGAAGGTGTCACCGTCAGTGTGACCGCCAAGCTCGCCGTGTTCGACCAGTGGGTGGAAGTGGCCTGACCCCCGGAAGGAAATAGCAATGAAGACATTCAATGATGCAGCCGGTCGAACCTGGACACTGACGCTCAACCTCGGCACCGCCATGGCGGTCAAGGCCAAGCTGGACATCGATCTGCTTCAGCCCGAAGCGGGCGATCCCCCTCTGCTGACGCGGCTCGGCACCGACGAGATGCTCCTCGGCGAAGTGCTCTGCGCCATGCTCGAAGGCCAGTTCGTCACGCACAAGGTCACCGATGACGACGTGCGGAACGGCTTCGATGGCCAGACCCTGCTGGCCGCACAGAAGGCGTTCTACGAGGAACTGATCGATTTTTTCCGGTCGCGCGGCCGCAACGACAGGGCCAAGGCGGTCGCCAAGCAGATGGCCATGATCGACGCGGCGGTGACCGCCATCGAGACGCGGATCGACGGGATCGACCCCCGGAAGATGGTGGACGAGGCGATGAGTTCCGGGGGTGGGCAGACGTTTTCCGAATCGCCGGAACCCTCGGGCTCGCCGACTTCCGGCACCTGACGCTGCGGCAGTTGCTATGGATGGCCGAGGGCCTTGGCCGCGAGCGGTGGGCGCACACATCGATCATCTGTTCGCTGATCGCCAACGCCAACCGCGACCCGAAGAAGCATCGCGCCTTCAAGCCGTCCGACTTCGATCCGTACCAACGCACCACCCGGCGATCACGAATGTTCGCCACCAAGCAGGACCTGAACCTTCTTAGAGAGGCCCTTGAGGCCCGGAAAGGCAACTGACATGGACGTCTCCGCAATCCTCGAATCGCTTGGCAACATCCTCAACTCCGGCTTCGGCTTCGCCGTCATGTGGCTGGTGATGGTCGGCGTGTTCCTCTGGCTGGCCAGCAAGTTCAACCCGTTCCAGGAGAAGTGGAAGGAATGGGAAGGCTCGATCATCACCGGCATCAAGCTGGCCGAGAAGGAAATCCCCGACGACACGCCCAACGCTGGTCTTGCCAAGCTCGACGCGGCGCTGCGGTTCGTGCTCAAGGCCTACGCCGACGCCAACAACGGCAAGCAGCCCTCGGACACGCTGGCCGAGCAGATCAAACAGGGCATCCAGATCAAGCACGCCGACCTCGACCGCTACGGCGGTCTGGCCAAGTGACCACCCCAACCTCCACGGAAGGAGACCCACAGTGAAGACTACCCGTTCGCTTCTATTCCTCGCCGTCGTTCTGGCGCTAGCGACCGCCGCAGGCTGTGCCGCCACGCCCCAGGACCGATGGTTCCAGCAGCGCGAAGCGCTGAACACCGCCAACCGCATCTACCTGGCCCATGTGCCGGTGATGAGCGACGAGCAGATCGTCCACTACGGCGAACTGCTGCAGACGGCCCGCGCCCAACTCGACCAGGCGAAGACCCAGTTGCCCAGCGGCGGCTCGGCATTCGATACCGCGCTCGACATGGTCGAGGCGCTGCTCGCCCGCGTGATCGCGCTGGAAACCAACCCCCGCGATGTCGTGCCCGAACCCGCAACCCCCAACACGGAGGACACTCCCCATGACACCCGTTGAAATCCTCGCCCTCATTCAGTCCGCCCGTTCGCTGCTCGATCTGGGCATCTCTCAGTACCGCCTGGCCGAACAGGAAGGTCGACTCACCGACGAGCAACGTGCAGCCATCCTCGAAGCGGCCGACCTGACTGATGACCGCGTCGATGCGGTGGTCGCCGCCGCCCGCCAGCGACTCGGTCTGCCCGTCAATTGAGGAAGTAGCCCGTGGCATCCACCCAAGGCATTCGCGCAGGCCGTGCATTTGTCGAGCTGTTCGCTGACGACAGCAAGCTCGTGCGCGGCCTGCGCCGGGCCGAGAGAAAGCTCCGCGCCTTCGGCGACTCGGTCCGCAACCTGGGCCTGAAGATGGCGGCGCTCGGGTCGGCCTTCGCTGCACCGATGATCGCTTCGGGCAAGTCCTTTGGGGACTTCGAGAACCAGATGAAGATGGTCTCGACGATGCTCGACGAGCCGGAGAAGCACATGGATGCCTTCAGCCGTGGCATCCGAAAGCTCTCCGTCGATTTCGGCGAGAGCACCGACGTACTGGCCAAGGGCTTGTACGACCTGCTGTCCGCCTCGGTACACCCAGGCAAGGCGCTCAAAGTGCTCAGCGTTGCCACGAAGGCGGCCAAAGGCGGGATGACCGATACGGCGGTAGCAGTGGACGGACTGACCAGCGTGCTCAATGCTTTCCAGATGTCGGCCGGGCAGGCCGGGCACGTCGCCGACGTGATGTTCCAGACGGTCAAGCGCGGCAAGCTGACGTTCCCCGACCTGGCCGCCAACATCGGCAAGGTCGCCCCGATGGCGCGGGCGGCGGGCATGTCGATGGAAGACATGATGGCCGCTATCGCCACGATGACCCGCCAGGGCCTCAGCGCCGAGGAAGCGACTACGCGGCTCGTGAACATCCTGAAAGCCGCGCCGGATCAGGCAGGCAACATCGCCGACCTGATCCAAAAGTACGTGGGCAAGAGCCTCTCGGAGATTCAGGTCGACTTCCCCGAAGTTCGGGCTGCCGGTGGCATCGCTGCCCTGGCCGCAGACATGGCCGGTTTCAGGCAGGACCTGGAGTTGATGCAGAACGCCGCTGGCCGGGCGGATGAGGCGTTCGCGCAGATGACCGGCGGCCTGTCGGAGGAGTTGAAGAAAGCCCGGATGGCAGTCATCGACATGATGGTCTCGGTGGGCCAGGCGCTGGCTCCGACACTCAAGGCAGCGGGCGAATGGTTCAGGACAGTCGTCGGCGCGGTCGGAGAGTGGGTCAAGCAGAACCAGCAGGTCATCGTCACCGTGATGAAGGTCGTCGCTGTGGTCGTGGCCGTTGGCATCGCCCTGGTACTGCTGGGCACGGCCATCTCCGGCTTCGCCACGATCCTGGGCGGGTTGATCACCGTCGTCACGACCGTAATTGCCGTACTGAAAGTGCTGGGTGCGGTGATCGCGTTCCTCGTCTCGCCCATCGGCCTGGTCATCGCGGCTGTG